TGGTCGAGATACCTCAGGATATCAGCACGAGATTCTTGGCGAACATGGAAGCCCATCCTATGCTGCGTTTAATGTCGAGGCGTTCCACACAAACCAGAAAGTTAATCATGCATACCGGAAGCTTGTCATCACTGGTGAAGAGTTCCTCGATTGTTCAGGTGACGATGATGTTAAAACGAGGTTCGATCTCCTGTTGGGTCTAACACCACAACAAGGTCAATATGTGCTTGGTGGCGATCTCGGTTACACCTCTGATCCATGCGAATTTATAGTTTTCGAACGAGATGATGAAGGGTGTTTGACTATGGTCCTGCGAGTTCATCTGGAACATGTGGCATACCCATATATCGCTGAAGCTTTTGCAGTATTGGATACATACTACGAATTTGCATGGATTGGAATTGACAAGGGTGGAAATGGATTAGCAGTTGAACAGGATCTGAAGCGGCTGGATAAATTCTCCGATCATAATTTCAGTGACAGATTGCAGGCATTCGATTTTGGTTCATCAACGGTTATTGGATTTAACAGCTCTGGTAAGCAGATCAAGAAGCGCACCAAGGAGTTAATGACCAGTCTGATTAACGGTCGCCTGGCACGTAAACTAATCACATTCCCCGACAGCGATATTGAAGTTGAGGATGAGTTCACAACACAGACCTACACCATGTCCAATGGCAAAATAATCTATTCCAAAGGGCGTGATCATATCATCGATGCAGTTCGTTGCGCAGTATTAGCAATTGAACTGGACGAGATGCGAGAAATTGATACGGACATCGAAGAGATTGCTATTCTACCAGTGACTACTAAACCAATTTTCAGGTATTAAGGAAAAATATATATGTCTCTATTTTCAGCGTTAGGTCTACAACGGAACGGCAAAGCTGGGAAGACCACATTTGAAGCTCACGGCGCGGCCTTGAACCGTATGGGAGGAGCAACTGACGGTCTCGATACAATCGAAGGTGTACCTGAAGAATGGGAAGCGATGGCTCGTCTGGCGTGGTACTACTTTGTAACTGAACCGATCGTAAATAACACAGTTAATGCCTGGCGAGTGTTTGCAGTCGGTGAGCAGATAAACCTGATGTCAGATAGTTCCGCTGTGCAGAAAGAAATTCGTGATTTACATCGTCGCCTTGGAATAGACAAACTCATCCGTGACATGGTTTTACAACTGTTGGTCAAAGGTGAGTGCGCCGCTTACAAACAATATGGTGGACAGAAGTCTGGTGACGGTTATAAGGATTTCGAACGGATCACCTGTCTGAATCCTGTTGGTTTGAACTACAAGCTCGATCCTGAAACTGGCGAGATTGACGAGATCAAGCAGAAGGTTAAGCAGGATGATCAGGCTTCTAGTGGAATGACTAAAGAGATATCGCTAGATCCATCCCAGTTCTTTCGCGCCAAGTGGGATAGTCCAGATTTCAATCTTCACGGCGTATCGATAGTTCAGCCAGCGTTTGAGAGTGTTCAGTTGATGAGGTATTACCGAAAAGCTGAAAAAGCTATTGCGCAGCGTTGGACTACACCTCTACGCTTTATCTCAGTCGGTGGTAAATTTGGTGATAAAATTATCACTCCAAAACAGGATATGATTGAAAAGATACGCGACATCCTGGACGAGATGGACCCGAAGCAGGGTGTCGTGGTTCCCTACTACGTGGACGTAAAAACCTACGGTACAGAGGGTGAAGTTCTGCGTACTGAAGAAAAAGTCAAGGAAGTTAAAAGTGACATCATCGTAGCGCTAGGATTCGTAAAAAGTCTGGTAACAGGTGAAGGTCCAAACTTCGCAACAGCATCTGTTGGATTCAAAAAGATCATCATCATGTTGTCGGAGATCAAACGGATTGTCCGTGAAATACTCGACTGGGTCTACTTGGATTGGATGAAGATGCAGGGACATGAGGATTCTGAAATCTCGTATCAGTTCGATGATCTGGATCTGGCAGAAGAGCAGGATCGTCGGAAGATGTACATGGAGCTTTATGACCGTGGACTTGTCAGCAGGATAACCCTTCAATCGCGTCTTGGTCTGCAACCATCGGTCGAAGATGATAACTACCAGGATGAAGAGTCGAGAATGTCCAGGCTATTGAGGCCTGAGATCATCGCCAACCTGACTCTGCAGGATGTTCTGTCTCGTGATGAAGCTCGGAAATTCCTCGGCTTGTCAGTGGTGGGAAAAGACTGGAGCGAAGAAGAAACTAATCGTGAAGAGAAGGATGTTGAATCTCTGTATCAAGATGTGAATCGTGAAATACTATCCGGTGTCAATGTGGACAACTATGCCAACGATTTGAACGGGCACTGATCATGGCTGGTATTGCTCCTCGACTTGAAGCTGAGCTGAACATCTCGCTTAAGATTGCCCAGCAATACACAGCTGAGCAGGAAACCCTACTCATTAAATCACTCGAAAAGGCAGCCACTCAGGTCCGGAGTGAGCTGCTTCATGTGGCTGAGATGAAGAGTGTTACACCAGGCAGTGCGATCTGGAAACGCCGCCTCGATTCAATTCTGAATCGAATCGAAGCTATACTTAAAGAGATGAAGAAAACCACAACCGGTCTCGCCCGACCGATGACCAAGAATGCATTTAGGCTAGGAATCGAACGTGGTGTTTTTGAACAGCGTGATAGTGGTGTAATGGGCTTAAAAGAAATTGATGTCTGGCAGACGATGATCGGTGGAGCTTTTGATACTATCGATGGTCGGGCGTTGGATGCTCTTGCTCGTTATAACATCAAGCTGCTCGGCACAGTTTCAAATAGGTTGTTGGATGATATCAAGATAAATCTGCAAGCAGGCATTTTGTCTGGTCGGGATGTTGGTCACATCGCATTGGATATCGGAGATGTTATCAAAACATCTGATAAAGACAAGTTCCGGTTTGCAGGAAAAAAGGTGTTCAAGACTGCACAGAACAGAATTGATGTTATAGCCAGAACAGAGATCATGCGAGCTTATAATCAAGGTCGAATTCACCTATATAAATCGATGGATGTGAAAAAGGTGATCTGGTATACAGCTTTGGATGAACGCGTCTGCCCTGTTTGTGGACCGTTAAATGGGCAGGTGTTTGATCTGGACAAAATTCCAACAATTCCAGCTCATCCAAAATGTAGGTGTTTCTTACTATCATCAACGGACAAGAATTAGTGCTTCTTCCTTAGATAATAAGTGCCATTTTCAATATTATTTCCATATACCATCCATCATTATGTTGTTCAACATAACCCTACAATTAACAACTGCGTAGCTAGGTTACTAATTATTTATGTTCTAAAGCCTGTCATTCTAAAATCATCCCCAGTGATTTCAGAAGAGATTTGATCGACAAATTGCACCATTGATTTTGTTATAAATTCTGATAATAACCAGCTTGAATTTCTTTCAAAGTGTCTGTTTAATATTTGAGGTTGATATCTTGACAGCTCGCTAAGACGATGCATTCCAACATAAATGAGGGGTAATGTCCCACGATTAATCAGATGATTCCTTAAACCCACCCTCTTGATATACCATAAATCGCTTGGTCCATAGATATATCTGAGCTGTTTCCTTATTCGGACGTAGTATTTGTTCATTGAATCAACGCTTTGGGGAGTAGGTTTATTTCTTGGTGCATCCCAGATAAACGTCTTATTTCTCCTTATAGTGAATGATTCATTGTTTTCATATAATTTATCTAAACCAAATCCTATAAGATTTGAAAGCGTTTTATTGTTTGAGTGCTGCGGTTCGAGTTGGGCCTCAAACCAACCAACTTTTCTGAATTTATCGAATACGAATTTTGGTTTCACTATTGGTATGAATAATTCTGGTCCAGAAAATGTTAGCATATAAGCTCTATGAATAAACTGTAAATTACACAATATCTGTTTAAGATTGTATTCAACACCACCTGCAGGAATGGTTTCGTTAAAGTAGTTTGAGAGACTTGATACAATCCCTCTCGGTTTCAATACGACATGCTCATTTTGTAGGTGATACCTACCATCCTCTTTATGACCTGAGACACCATGTTTAGAGTCAAAACCAATGCCTTTATAAGTCAATAATGCTTTTGTGGCATTTAAAAAAGTGTAGTATGTAGTGAGTGTTGCTGAGACTAAAGAGAGGTTCTCCGAGGCTTTACAGAAATCTCTTGCCTGTAACCAATAAAAAAGAGCTTCATCAGCATTGTTTTTCTTCAAATATATTTCGACATATCTCCAAGTTGAATCAGTAAGAACGGTTTTATTAACGAAATT